TGAAATATTACTATTAGATGATACTAACTATAACCATTTAGAAACACCATTAGAATCATTAAACGGAACTTATACTGTAAAAGTAGGAGTGTCAGAGAGTTCAATAAGTAAATCAGGATATATTAAAACCACTGCGACAGGAGGTACAGCAATATCATCGGGATACGCAACGGATATTAAGGGAGCAAGTGAAACATATAGTAGCAAAGAAGTAATAATAAGATATAAAACACAAACTGTAACCACAGTAACTAGAAGTGATCCAAAATTATCTTCATTATCTAGTTTAACACCAGAACTAAATTCATTATTATATTTTAATACATCAAATACTATAAATTATTTAGAACTTGATCCAACAACATTAGAAATAACAAGTAATAATCAGTTATCAGTAATAGGAGGTTCTACTTCATCTGGTGTAGATGGTATTGATGGAACATCTACAACAATATTAGAGATATCAAAACATATAATACCAGATACCAATGCAACTTATGATATTGGTTCAGCTGAAAAAAAGATACGTCATTTATTTCTTTCTGATAATTCATTATGGATTGGTGATGATAATAAATTTTCAATTTCAGAAGGAAAAATGAGAATAAAGAAAAGAAAAAGAAATATTATACCATCAAAATTATTAGAATTAGAACCAACAATAAATGAAACAAAAATATTAAATTTATCTGAAAAACAAAGTTTAAATGATTTTAATTTAGGTGATTGGGAAAAATATGTTAAAGAAAATTATCCAGAATTAAATTTATTTGGTTCAGATTTGTTTCAAAATAAAGATGATTATGAATTAAATGCAACAACAGATGCATGGATTGAAACAACAGATAAAAATATTTTGATAAGTGATTATTACAGTAATATTGGAATTGGTGAAATAGAACCAAAATATAAATTAGATGTAAAAGGAGATATAAATTTAACTGGTAAATTATATAAAAATGGTATAGATTATGATTCTAATATAATATTATTTGAAAAACAAAATTTATCAAATAATGATATTTTATATTATAATAATGGAAATTGGTCAAATTTAAAATTAGATGAAAATAGTTTAGAAATATCAAATGATAATAAATTAAAATTAATAGATACTTTATTAAATAGAATTACAGAATTAGAAAATAGAATAAGTGTTTTAGAGAATCCATGATATAAAAATGTATTATCTAAAAATATATAAAAATGTTTTTATTTTATAGTGATCATTGCAAACATTGTACAATGTTATTAGAAACACTGAAATCATTAGATAAAAATAAACAAATAAAGTTAGTTAGTATGGATTATATAAAAAAAAATAATTTAAGATTTGATCAACGTATAACACATGTTCCAGCATTATTAATAAAAGAAACCGATAGAATAATTTTTGGTAAAGAATTATTTGATTATCTTTTGTTACCAGGAAAAGGAGTTTTATTAATTGGAAAACCAACAACAACAAACAAAAATGAAAATTCAGATGAACCTTCTGGTTTAGATTCGTATATTTCACAAAGTTATGAAAATATAGATGAAAAAGATAATTATTTAACAGGTCCAGTAACAGTTTGGGAGAATTTAGAAAATGAAAATAAAAAAGAAATAATTAATAATGAAAAACCAATTGGAAATAATGATACAGAAAAAACCCATAAAGAATTGCCAAGTTTATCAGAAATTCAAAAAATGCGTGAATTAGATTTACATTGATATAAAGGTTTTCGGTAGTTATTATAATAAAAAAATATATTGAAAATATAATATGACTTCAAATATTTACGTGTTTAATCAATATTTTTTAACATTTATTAAAACAGTAAAAAAAAGTGCAAAATCTATTAAAGAACGTAATAGCACAGCAAGAGAAATTTTAAAAAAAATAAATGCTTTTTATAGTTCTTTTGATAATAAATCAACAGAATATATTGAAAATTTTAAATTAGTATTTACAGATTTTATTATTGATCCATTAATTGAATTAAAAGATATAGATGAATGGATTGAAACTAATAATAATTTAAATATTTTAAATAATATTTCAATAAAAAATGTAAAAACAGTATTAAAAAAAAATATAACAATACATAATTTTCTTTTAATTTTTCATTTATTTAAGAATGATGATTTAAGTGAAGAGGATATAAAAGTAATAATGGAAAAATTGAAAGGTACAATAGATATTGAAGATAAAAATATTCCAGAGAAATATTTGAAATTAGTAAATAAAATTTGTGAAATAAATATGGAAGAAAAAACCGGTTTTTCAATGGGTGATATTGAAGATACGAGTATTGGTAAATTAGCAAAAGAAATAGTAGAAGAAGTAAATTTAGATAAAGTAAAAGAATCAATAAATTCTGAAGGTGATATATTAAGTGCATTATCAAATCCGGATAATGGCATAGGTAATTTAATATCAGATGTTAGTCAAAAAATGGCATCAAAATTAAAAAATGGTGAAATAAAACAAGATGCATTATTAAAAGATGCATTAAGTATGGCAGGAAAATTACCAGGTATGAATGGAGGAGGAGGTGGTGGTGGAGAACCAGATTTAGGAAACATTATGAAAATGATGTCTGGATTAATGGGTGGTGGTGGTGGTGTTCCAGGAAAAGCAAGATCAATGCAAAGAAAGATGGATCAAAAATCCAGAATGAAAAAGAAATTAGATGAAAAAAATAAATCCAAGTGAAAAACAAATAATGTATAGTTTTTGGATTGATAATCCTAAAATATTAATTGAATTAATAGAAAATCCACCAGATAATTTTTCATTTGTAGATAAATTAAATATAATCTTTGCAGTTTCAATAATATTAAGTATAATTTTAGTTTTAATTAATAAATTTGATTTATCTTATATAATATTAGCAATAATAGTAGGTTTATTGACAATTTTTTTAAATGAACAGAAAAATTTATTAGATAAAGAAAATTTTTCACAAAAATGTAATAAATCATCAATACATAATCCTTTTATGAATCCAAATGTATTTGATAATAATCATGATTTAAATTTAGATCCATGTGATGATAATGATAATATATTAAATGATAATTTTTATCAAAATACATTTAGAGATGTAAATGATTTTTATGAAAGAGGATTATCTGTAAGACAATTTTATACAGTTCCGGGTAAAAAAATACCAAATGATAGAAATACATTAGCTCAATGGTTATATAATAGTAATTATAATAAAGTATCTTGTAAAGAAGGTAATGATGTAAGATGTATGAAAAATTTAGATTTAGAAAGAACAGATACACGTAGAAGTGGTATTGGTGGTGAAAGAAGTCCTCCATGAAATAAAATCTAGTGTTAATATAAAATGTATAACAAATCTTGTGATATTTATAATGATACTTGTTGGATGGAATCAAAGGATATTAAAAATCAACATATAGATAATTATATGCATTATAATACAAATTTTGTAGAATGTAAAGATCCCGAAATAAGAATGCCAACTTATTATGTTGATCATGTTAATTTACGTCCAGCACCGCATCCAAATGTTGCTAATCATCCAGATAGTTGTTTAATTGATAATGAATCACAATTACGTAATAGTAAATCTAAACAAACTAGAGATAGATGTAATATCCAATTATATCAAAGAATGTTTCAAGCTTGTCCAAATTTACGTCCGGGTGTAGGTGATCCATCGAAAGAATTAGATGTTTTATCTGGTTCTGATAGCAAACATGTATATGAAAAATGTAATAATAATATAATGGAACAACAATTTAATAATATGATTCCAATGTTAGATTGTGTATCAGAAGTTCAAAATCCAAAACATATTGTTCCAGATGGAATAAGAGGTGGTGAAGATACCCGTAATTATATTAATCGTAAAAAATTTTTAGAAAAATGTGGAACATTACAGAATAAACAAGGAACTTGGGTTAATTAAAAAATTTACTATTTTTTTTATAAAAGTATATAAGAATATTAAATTTAATATATTTAATAAAAATGTCTGAAAAGTATTCATTTGATACAGATATATCAGCACTTCTTAAATTAATTATAAACAATTTTTATTCAAATAAAGATATATTTCTTAGAGAATTAATTTCTAATGCAAGTGATAGTATTGATAGATATAATCATGATTGTATTGTAAATAAACCAGATAATAAAGTAGATAATTGTATAACTATAATTCCAGATAAAAAAAATAAAGAATTACATATAATTGATACTGGTGATGGAATGAATAAAGATGAATTAATTAAAAATATTGGAACAATTGCAAATTCAGGAACTAAAGCTTTTATGGAAAAAGTAAAAGATTGTAATTTAATTGGTCAATTTGGTGTAGGATTCTATTCAGCATTTTTAGTATCCAAACATGTTACAATTATTTCAAAAAAAATAAATTCAAATTATTTTAAATGGATGTCAGATGCAAATGGTGAATATACAATTGATGAAATTACATCAGAAAATATCAAAGAACATATTCATGAAGATTACAATTTATTACAAGGAACAATAATAAAATGTCAATTAACAGATGAATCCGTTGATAAATATACAAATATTGAAAAATTAAAATCAATAATAAAAGAACATTCACAATATATAAATTTTCCAATAAAAATATTGAATATTCGTGAAGAAACAAAAGAAGTAGAAGATGATGAAGCAGAATTAGATGAAGAAGTAGTTATAGATGAAAAAAAAGAAGGTGATGAACCAGTAATTATTGAAGATATACCAGATGAATCTAAACCTAAAAAAATGAAAAAAATAACTGAAGTAATTAAAGATTTTCAGTTAGTAAATGAAAATAAACCAATTTGGACAAAACCAGTAAATGATATAAAAGAATCAGAATATCATGGATTTTATAAATCATTATCAAATGATAATGATACACCATTTTTATATAAACATATTTCTGGTGAAGGTCAAATAGAATATAAAGGAATTTTATTTTTACCAAAAAAAGTAAAAAATAATGTATTTGAACGTGGTGTTGTTCAAAATAACATAAAATTATATGTAAGAAAAGTATTTGTAAGTGATAATAGTGCTGTATTATGTCCAGAATGGTTACATTTTGTAGCTGGTATGGTTGATACAGATGATTTACCTTTAAATGTTTCTCGTGAAATGTTACAAGAAAACAAAGTTGTTAAAGTTATTAAAAAAGCAATTATTAAGAAAAGTATTGATATGTTAAAAAATGCAATGGAAGATATGGATAATTATACAAAAATTTATAAAATTTATCAAAAAAATATAAAATTAGGTGTTTATGAAGAAAGTGGTGATAGAGAAAGAGTTTCAGATTTATTAATGTTTTATTCTTTAAATTCACCAAATAAAATGATAACTTTTGATGATTATATAACATCAATGAATGAAAAACAAAAAAATATATATTTTATTTCTGGTGATAATATTGATATCTTAAAATCTTCACCATTTTTAGACCGTTTTAAGAAAAATGATATTGATGTTTTATTTATGACTGATCCAGTAGATGAATATATGTGTCAAAGATTAGTTTCTTATAAAGAAGCTAAACTTGTATGTATTACTAAAGGTGATATTGAATTACCAAATGTAACCGATAGTGATAAAGAAGAATTTAAGAAAAAACAAGAAGAATATAAAGATACATGTGCTTATATAAAAAAATTATATGGACAAGAATTTTCAGATGTAAAAATAACAAATAAAGTTGTGGATTTACCTTGTATTGTTTCATCACCAGAAAATGGTTTTTCTGCAAATATGGAAAAAATAATTAAATCACAGACATTGGGACAATCGGATGTTTCATCAATAAATAAGCGTATTTTAGAAATAAATCCAGAACATCAAATTATAAAAAAGATAAAAAATATAAATGATTCAGATGAATATAAGGTATTAAAAGATTTATTAGATCTTGTTATTAATAGTGCTTTGTTATATTCTGGGTATCCAATAATTAAACCAGTGGATTTTTCAAAAAAAATATTAAATGTAGTTATGGTTGGAATGGATATTACAGATGATATTACAGATGAAATTACAGATGAAATTACAGATGAAAATTCAAAAAAAACAGTTTTAGATAATATTGAAACTATTGATATGACAAAAGTTGATTAAAGTAATCTTTTTATAATATAAAATGAAAAACGTAGTTTTATTATTACTATTTATTGGTATATTAGTAATTGTTCAGGGTTATTATGAAGGTAAAATAAAAAAAGTTAAATCAAAGAAAGTTATTACAAAATATATACCTTTACATGTTTATGAAGGAAAAATGAGTGGTGAAGAAATGATTACTAATCAATTTAAAAGTTCTTATGAAAAAATTACAGAAAATTATAAAGTTAAAGAGTAAAATGTATGATATTTTTTTAGTTAAACCAAATGAGTTTAAAAAGAAATGTTTAGAAAAAATGTTAAAAAAACAACAGGAATTAGATAATGTTGTTGAAAAAAAAGATACATATATAAAAGAAATATCTTCAAAACGTATAAATTTTGAAAATGAATATAGTGAATATTTATTAAAAACTGAAAATATTGATTATATAAATAAAGTTAATTTATTTGTAAATGAATATCCAATTAAATTAGAATCTTTTAATATTTATACATATGAATAAAATGTTATAAACAAAATAAAATGAAATTTGAATTTCATTTTACTGCATTTATAATTGCTTTTATATTAAGTATTGGATATATAATTATTACAAATAATACTAAAGAAAAAATAGTAAAAACACCAACCCCATTTTCAGATTATTTATATTCTGACTTTGATGGCGAATGCTATCGTGTAAAAGTAGAAGAAACCGAATGTGTTGGTGATGAAACTGAATTTAATATTTAATTTTTGTAAAAATCTTTTTATAAATTTAAGATTGAAAATTTAATTGGAGTAGGCAAGACCACCCATACCACTGAGGATACGAAGAACGTTGTATGAATGAGCATAAATATCAAGATTACCAGGTTCAGCACCTTTTAATTGTAATTGAGCTGTATCTATACGTGACATGTTAAGAGTTCCAGATGGTTGATGTTCTTCTGGTTTAAGTGCAAATGAATAAACACTAATATTACAACTGAGATCTGGAATATTTGTATGATGTTGATATGGTTGTACATGAGTGAAATATTTAGCTTCACGTTCAGCAAAACGATCATTACCATTAAGCATTAATTTAGCTGTACCAGTATTTCCTTGTCCTTCCCATATTAATTCTTTAACAGGATGATTAAATGATAATTTAGCAGAAAGATTACTATTAGAAGATACTGTTTCAGAACCAGTAAATTGAACTTGTTCAATTAAATATTCATGAGATAATTGAGCAAAACGGCGACGTTCATCAGTATCAAGGAAGATATAATCAGCCCAAAGTTCTGCATCATTAACAGTTACACCAGATTCAAATTCAATATTGATTTTTACTTCATGATATTGAAGAGCAATTAATGGAAGTGCTAAACCAATGTTACGGCAGAACCAAAATTCAAGAGGAACATAACGTTTAGCATCAGCATCTCGAACCATTTTATCATAACCAGTTGTTTTTCCAGAAGGTAAAGTTAATTCATTCCATATTTTCATCCATTTACCATATTGACGATCAATTAATTGACCACCAATTTCAACTTCTACTTTTTTAATTGTGTCACGACCATCTGCGTCTGCTTTTGGTAAAACTAAATATAATTTATGAACTAAATCACCATTACGTGAAATTTGGCAAGTAACACGAGCACCTGCAGCAGCTTTTCCATTAAAAGTTTGTTGTATTGATTCAATTGAGAAATTAGTATGACGACGATAAACTACTTTAAAGAAAGTAATTTGTGGGTTACCAGTAAGATATACATCTTGGGCACCATAAGCAACAAGTTGAAGAAGACCTCCACCCATCTTTTATATATATATAAGAAAATAATTTTTAATAATAATTATGATATTCACACATAAAATAACTCGACTTAATTTATGTTATATTATACCAGATAAACAATGGTATTTAAACGAAAATACTTTATTATCTAAACATAATTATTTTGAACAAATTATAGTTGATGGAATAGAAAATGCTTTATTTATATCATCTATTTTAATGTTTTCAAGATTTATTTTAGGTCAAAATTCTCCTTTAATTATTAATAAATTAACTACCCCAATTTTAAATTTATCAAAAAAAATAATGGATTTTAATAGTCCTCCTATACAATTTGCAGTAGCTACAAGCTTTATTTCATTATTCTTAGGAATAGATTTAGCTGTAGGTTATGAAAAAAAAAGTAATATTTGTAAAAATTTAATTGGAGTAGGCAAGACCACCCATACCACTGAGGATACGAAGAACGTTGTATGAATGAGCATAAATTGATATTGTGGAATCATTTGCCCAATTACTTAAACGTAATTGTGCGGTGTCAATACGTGACATATTGAGAGTTCCAGATGGTTGGTGTTCTTCTGGTTTAAGTGCAAATGAATATACACCAACTTTTTCAATAGCGTTTCCAGAATGATGTTG